AAACCTCTTCTAATTGATGGACCAATACTGCCACCAAATATTCCTTTATCACCTGTTGCTGGGTTGAAAAATGTGCTTGCTAAATTACCAGAACGCAACCCACTACCCAAAGCTCTAAATTTGTCTAATGTTCCAAGTTGACTAAATCCACCTTTTCCTACAAGTTTGCCACCAACATTACCAAGACTACCAACACCACTAAATAATTTACCTGTTCCAAAACCAGATAAACCTCCTGTAATGGCTCCTTTTAGTCCTTTACCAGCAGCAACATTTGTTGCAGCGCCAATAGCACCAGCTAATACTGGGCCTACTCCAGGAATAAAGTTAGCTAGTGGTCCAGCTATAGGTGCAATTTTTTTAGCTACTTTTTTAAGTTTTTTGCCTAACTTTTTAAAGAAACCAAATTGTTCTAAGCCTGTTTGTGGGTTCAGACTAGCTATACCTGCTCCAACAACAGCTTGTTCTGGATCTATGTCAAACTCTTTAAATTTCTTTTCTAATGCGCTTTCAAAACCTGCATCATCCATAAACTCTGGCGGTATTACAATCTCGCCAGGTCGCAAATGCGCTAGTGCTGTATCTTCACCCTCACCAGCCATAGCAATTTGTTCTGCTAATCCTGCTAGTGGTGCTTGAGCTTTTTGTCCTGCTTTACCGAGTAAGTCTTGTAATTCTTGTCTTGTTTCTTCGTCCATTTCGTCTAAAGGGTCGGTATCACTTGGCATAGCTTTTGGAAAATTTTTTAAGAATCCAGGATCCATATTACGGAAACCGCCTTCTGGTGGTGTTACAAAAAATCTTCTTTGATATTCTTTTTGTGCTTCTGTCATTTGAGGAATACTACTCGCTGGTACTAAATCTTTTGGTAGATAAATGCCCTCAGATCTATCTTCTATACCATTTTGGTTCGCATCTCTATACTCCAAAGTTCTAGTCGGTCCTGGCACCATACCCTCTGGTAAGGGCGAGCCATCCATTAATCTTGGTTTTGCTTGTGGTAATTTATAAACTTTTCTTAAACTGTCTTCTAATGCACTCATGGTGTACTCACTGTTACACTACCTATACTCATTGTAGCAGATAATCCTGTCAAGTATGTTTGATGTTCATACAGATTCCTAAACTCTGTACCATCAAAGGCTTGATGAACCTCTGTCGTACTGTTAAATATAATCGCTCCGGTAGCAAATTGCAATTCACTTACCTCTGTAGAATTAAAGACTTGTATGGCATTTGGATCGACTGAACCAAGGTTAATTTCTAATATTCTTATCAAACGATTAAATGTATCGGCTGAAACTGTTTCGCCTGTAGCAAAAGGTAAGTTGGTCGGCAAGAGCTTGCTCATTTACCTTCTCCCAGACGGCTGTATCTCTACACGGGTGTTACCCAATCTCCATTTGTAATTTTTTCTGTCGGTCGCTGTATTGTCGTCATCGCTTTCAAAACGCAAGACAAACTGCCTACCTCTAGATCTAAGTGATCCAAAAGTGCTGGTCGACTTAATTTGTGTAGTTGAGTCTGTTGATAAAGTTTGATTACTAAAATCTCTGCGTTTGACTACAACATTGATTGCTGGATCTTGGCTGGTGCCTATATCATTAACAAACAATATGTCTGGTAAGATGCGTTTTAAAAATACAAAACGATCTCCGTCCGCAATGTCTATATCTGCTGATTCAACAAATACACCATCCATGGGATCAGTGTCGTTGTTAAAACCTTTTTCATGTTCATATATGTATTTAGTAGATGAGGCTTCGCCTGCTGCTAATGGTTTGTTTAAAACACCAGCTGCTAACCAGCTATATCTTTCTAATGATCCTACGCTCCAACTATTTTCCTCATAATTAAAAATGACATATCTAGATATTTCGGTTTCATTATCTGTTAGAGATGGGTAAAAAAACCACACCTCTGAAAACTCCTCATTTAAACCTGCAAAACATTTAAACGCTTGACTCTCATCAAGGTCAGAAAAAACATAATCTTGCACGGAACATGGTAGTTTTTGCACTGCGCCGTTGTAGTAGTAAAAACCTTTTTTCGACATAAAGAATACGCCTTTTGGTGAATTTACTGCGGCCTTTGGCCCTAACAATCCTGCTCCTTCGTTAATTAAATTAACAGCAAATGTTAAAGGTGGTCCAATAAAGTTCATAGAATACAAAGATGTATCTGTCCAAATAAGCACCTCTTGTCTTGCTTTTATACCACCGACTATAGAAGATCCAGAAGATAGTCGTAAAGAACCAGCTGTATTAGTAGTTAAAGGCTCAAACTGTAGTTCATTTTCTTGGTCGCTGAAAGCTATTAACATGGGATCTAAAACACCTGTTCTTGAGCTACCACTTATAGGATCTGCTCCTAATACTATCAAATGCCTATCTGTTTCCGATGTAATTACTTGTAAGGCTTTAGTAGGCACTAAGTTTGCACCACTTACACTTGATAACTCTACAGCTCTTGTCGAGAGGCCATCATTCTCAACCCAACGATATATTCCGCCAGCTCTAGGATTTATAATTAAATTTTCGCCGTAGTTATCGTGTGTCCACAACCTTAGTTGATTTGTGTCTGATAAAGCTGTTGATGATCCCCATGCTCCAGCACCCCAAGTACCAACACCCCAACCAGTTGATTCAACATAATTATCTAAGCCGGAGTTTACTTGATAAGCCGCATCTGTAGCAGAACCGCCATTGCCAGAGTCACTTGAGTTTGCCGTTACTGTTGTACCCGAAGTGTCTTTTGCAGTAATTTCATAAGTGTTTGTACCTGTAACCAAATTTATTTGGTACTCTTGATTGATTACAGCAGCAGTAACATTGCCTCCCAAAGAAACAGCGCTTGAAAAAGTTACAAAATCACCATTAACAGCTCCATGACTAGCATCTGTTACAGTAAGTGTTGATGATCCGTTTGTGGCTGCAAAGGTTGCAGCATTAGTGGTGTTCTTTCTTATTGGCGTTACATCGTTATAAGTGCCACCTTCTTCAATATAATATTTGTTGGTAGTGCCTATACCTAAATAACGAGCTCCACCTAATGAAATCCAAGAATGTAAAGCACGAGCAGAACCAATTATTGAGCTTGGCGAAAACTTTTCCCAGCCACCAATCTTCTCTACTCTACCTTTTCTAAAACGAATTTTATCGCCGTCAACCCACCCACCTTCGTTTGAGTAATCGGTTTCTTCTTTATTTATTCCAGGCTTAAAGTTTAATTTGGTCAGCGGCATATTTAGAGTCTAACATATCTGCTGTGATCTTACGCCAATCTGATAATAGCTCCTGTAGCAGTTGCGCTAGGAAAAACTATTGTAAAATCGCCAGCGGTTGATGTTTTGTCGCCTCCAAAATCAATCGCACATACAGCTTTGTTAGAGTTAGTTGTGTTATAAATCAAACATCCTCTAGCTGTAATAGTAGCCGTACCAAAGGTTAAATCTGCAAAGTCAACGATAGCTGTTGTGCCAGAAGTTGTTGGCGTAACATTTGTTAAAGCACTACCGCCAGATGAGTAGTTTGTACCACTCGCTTGTCCTGTAGTAACAAACGCTGTTGTGCCAGCTCCTAAAGTAGCAGAACTTGTGTATAGAGCTAATTTGAAAGAGTCAGCTCCATTAGTAAAGTTATGCCCTTCAACAAGTAGCTCTTGTTTAAAACTTGTGCATATTGCCGATGTAATTGCCATTATAGCTCCTTTAATATTTTAGCCATGTCTTCATGGCCTTGTTCTCTTAATAAATTTGAGTAAGTCGTGTTCTGTGACTTAATCGCATTTTTTATAGTATATAAGATTACAGTATAAACTTGGTTTTGAAAAGCCAAAGCCTGTTGTTTGACATGTGCCGGAGCGTTGTCTGAAATGTCGCAAATTTTCTTTGTAGCTTGCGCTGCCCAAAATTCAGCGTCATGTCCTTTATTTTTTGTTGAATGAACCTCTACTTTACCTATTACAAAATCACTTTCTACACTCATGCTTACCCCTTGTATGGTTCTGGTGGCACTACATCCTCATTAATTTTTAGACCATATTCTTCTAATTGCGTATTAATTTCATCATAAGGTCCAATAATAAATCTGCCTTCATGCGGCACAGCAACTAATGGTTTGTCCAATCTATGAAAACCATAAAGTTTTTCTGTGGCTGGCACATTAGAATCTAATACTGTCGATCTGCCACTAATACCAACCAATATATCAGCGCTCATACATTTGCTAATCCAAAACTCTACACATGCTCTGCCTGCTTCTGCAAA